GGTTGGCGTACCAATCTCGGAAGTTGTCAAAGACGTCATCCAAACAATAAACACTGACTCAATCAGAATCTCTACGGCAATTTATTACGACAATAGATATTTTCTGGCAGTTCCGACAGGATCAAACAACACCAACGATACGCTTATAGTTTACAATACTGTGCTCGGAGCATTTGAGGGGACCTGGAGCCCAAAGATAATGCAGTTTGCCCTTGCTAACTTTAACCAGGCAGGCACTAGGGCAATGTTCAAGAAAGTAAACGGAGTTATTGAGCAATATGCTGGCTACAAGTCCCCGGCTGGAACGGTCTCGTCAGACTACCAGGATGCCGGGACAAACTATGAGTCCTATGTTCGCACAAAAGATTTTAACTTCGGGGATACGTTTGCTGCCAAATACGGATCGCATTTCGAAATCATCTTTGATGACTCGTTCTCCAGCAACGCTAATATTTTTATTCAAAGAGACGTCGATACTGGAGATATCAATGTTCAGTCTGGGTTGAACATTGCAAGTTCAGTGTTGACCCTTCCGTTTGTGCTCCCAGCAACGCTTCCAACGACAGTAAAGAAGCGGATTGCGAGCGATCTTCGCAAGTACGAGAAGTGGCGCCTGCTGAATATAAAGATTTTAAGCAATGCAAACAAGATGGCAATTCGGCAGATTGTTGCAGCCGCTAACCCGGACACGATCGAGATCCAGAAGGTAATATGACCGCTATAGAATACATTGAAGCGTCCGGAGTGCCGGAGGGGATGTGGCACAACCTAGCTGATTGGTTTAATTGGTTCGAGAAGCAGGGCATGGTTGGCATCGTCGAGGACTCAAACGGCATTGCCGGGGTGGCGCTAGCCAGGTGTCTTAGAGAGGGCCAGAAGCCTGATCACTACGTTCATTCTGAGGATGGGGACAATGTCTTCGTAGACTTGACGATCTCCTCAAAGGGTGCTATCTCCTTGAGATGCCTATTGGTGCTCTTATGGGAGCGTTTTGGCATTCGTAAACGTATTACGTTTAACCGTTCCGGGAAATCCAGGAGTTATGATTATATGAATTTTATGCGAAAGGCTAGGGTCTAATATGGGTGGCGCTCCATCTATTCCTTCACCACCACCACCGCCCGATCCGGCAGCGGTAGCGCAAGCCAACGCGGCTGCGTACAGGATGAACATCGACACATATATTGAAAAATCTCCAGCAATGGCTGAACTCGAGAATAAGTTGCGCATCCAATATATGCCCCAACAACGCGCTTTAGAACGTCAATTGTCAGCATTGGATCAGCAGGCCGGAGTACAGGCTGGGATGCAATTAGAACGGCAATACGGACCGCAACGTTCACTTGAAGCATTGCGCAGGCAATATGAGACTAGCCCCCAGGCGTATGCTTTAAATCGCGGATTGGGAGACCAAATGACCCGCCAGTTCGAGCGCCTATACGGAACTAGCCCATACGGTTCGGTTGAGCAGAATGTAGCGTTTAATCGCCAACCAGGACCAGTTGATTTGTATGGCACGATTGGAACGAGCATTAGCAACCCAAGCCTAACCGCTGGGACTAAATAATATGGCTACTTACGATAGAATACAGTACAGTGTAGACAAGGATGGGAATATTGTAGAGAAAGTTAAGCAATGGGATGACAGAACTTGGGGCAGGGTTTGGGAAATAAATGGGGTTGTTGGCTCAAGGTCAAATCCAGATGCCTTCTTTTCCGAGCTCGAAAGAAAAGAAGGAGTTGATCGATCTACGGCAATACAAAAAAGCAATGAAGTAAAGATTGCAAAACTTCAAGAAAGTGTTGATAAACAACTTTCAGACGAAACAAACAAGAATTCTTTAGCTTCCCAAATTCGCGAATTAACCGGAGGTGGCATTGGATTAAACAATCCAAATGTTGGACCCGGCGTAAACGAAGCACTGGCTCAACTTTCGGCTGGGCGCAATTACGGATCTTCCGATCTCGGGACTAAACTTAATTTTCAAGTATCCGATCAGCAGATCGTTGACGATTACAATAACTCAAAGCTGTCCCGCTTAAACAGCGTGATTGATCGAGGGAATGCTCAAATTGCCGGAATCCAGGAGCGCCTTAATTCAGCCAACCAACTCCTTTCCAAACTTCCTGCTGATTCAGCCCAACGCAAATCTTCCGAGACATTCATCAATCAGCTTAACAGTGATTTGAAGAGCGTAACCAGTGCGGTTACAGATGCTCAGAACATGCAGAAGAATTTTACTCCTATCACGATGGATAGTCCCGATGGATTGAAGGAGATCACGTCGTTTAGATCATTTCTCCAGCTTCCGGAGGAGCGCGCCTCTCAGCAACTTTACCAGATCGATCCAGATTCTTATCGCACCGCGGTTAGCCTGGGCCAGAAGTACAGGGAAATGGCAACTCAACCTATCGAGCCAACAACAACTCGCCAGACAGAGCAACTTCGAAAAACCATTGAAGACGAGGCAATCAATCAGCTTCAACTTGGCTCCACCATTGGTGCCGAAGAGCGTCGCGGGTACGAGCAGGCAATCCGAGGAGCTCAAACAGCCAGGGGCAATATTTTTGGTCTTGGACCAGCAGTACAAGAAGCTGCGCAGATCGGTGCAGCCGGAGAACAACGTAAGCTGGCCCGGTTCGGGGCTGCGCAACAGTTCCTTGGTTCCGGTGAAACTTCCGGCGCAGCCAGGGCTCGCGATCTTTTACTTCGTGAAGGCATCCAGCAGAACAGGCTTGGGGCCGCGGCCGGATTCATTGCGGGAGGACCTAGCATTGGCAATCTTGCCCAAGCCAGGACAGCACAACAGCAGGGAGCGATGCAGGGTTATATTCAGGCCAACCAATCTCTTCCTGGTGGATTCAATCAGCAGGCGTCTACTGCATCTCCGTTCTACCAGGCAGTGGACCAAAATATTCCTGTCGCCCTTACTCAGGCGTTTAATGATCTTTATCGCTCGCAATCCAATTATCTGGCTAGCACATACGGAGCTCAGGTCGCGGCACAAGCTAGCTCAAATAATGCTAACTCTATTCCGAATTACTTGAATGCAGGGGCAAGTTTGATTGGTAACGTTGCCCCCAAGGGAATAATCACAGGCGGGATTTTCTGTTGGGTAGCTAGAGAGGTTTACGGTGAAGACAATCCCAAGTGGCTACAATTTAGGGAATGGATGCTAACCAAGGCGTCTGACAATCTGAGAAACTTCTACACTGAGTATGGAGAAAGAATTGCGGAGTCGATACGCAACAAACCGAAAATCAAGTCCATCATCCGCAAATGGATGGACAGCAAGATAGGATAATTTTATGGCAAGCGATAGACCATTATTCCCATTTCCATCTCAGGCCGAAGAATATAGAAAAGAAGATGCTCGCCAGGCAATGGAAGATCAAGATCGCGCGCTTCGAGTTGAGGCGCTCAAACTGAGACTCTATCCAGAGCAAGAGGCAAAGAGAGTTGGTCAGGCCCTAATGGCATCGAACGATCCAATCGAGCAGGCCGCGTTAATGAGTAGGCTTGCAGAAACAACCGGGACAAGGGCAGCGCCCGGAACAAGCATTGTAGTTCCGGCCGGACTTCCAGAAGAGCTTGTCGACATGTATGTAGATCGTCAGGTAAATAAAGTTAAATATTATCGCGAGAAGGCAATGATGGAGCAGGACCCGGAAAAGCGCAGAATCATGATGAGTGTCGCTGACGCCGGAGAAAAAGCCCTAGTTGCCAAGGGGAAGGAATTAACACAGGCAGATATTGCCTTTGAGTCAAATTTACGCGAAGCGTATCGCATGGCAGATGAACTTGAAAAGACTGTTCAAAAGTATGGAAATTACGAGACTGTTGATCCAGAGGGATCTGCCACATTATTACAGATTCCGTATCTATTCTCAGTAGCTCTGGCAAAAGTTCTTGATCCAGGATCGGTGGCTAGAGAGGGAGAGGTTGAGGCAGCCAAGAAGTTTGCTATCCCAATGGGTACGTCTCCAATTGGAATTGGAATAAATAACAGATTTACAGGCCCAACTACGGCAACAACGCTTGCAGCAATCAGAGGAATGAGGGTAAGGCTAAAAAGAAGGTCAGAAGATTACGGCAGTATTGCCGGAAGGACTGTCGAGTTGCCAAAGTCAGACCAAGACCAGCCAGCCGGGCAAGCTGGGCAAGCCATGCAAACCGGGCAACAGGCTCAGACACAGCAACCCGCGCAACAACCGATGAGTCCTTCGGGATTTGGCGGATACGATCCTCGCACTCGCAAGGTAATTCAAAACCGCTAGTCGGTCATGGCCGACGAAATCATCCAGGACCCATTGGAGGCAGCAAATTATTTGCTGCGCCAGTACCGCGAAAATCCTGAGTTTGAGTTCACGCAGGAAGAGGCGTCGTTAGTTCATAATGCCTATAAGGGCGGAGTTTCATTTATAGATTCCAAGCCAGTTATGGACGAGAAGTCCACTGTTTCATTTTTGCGATCGCAGGACGAATCCGATCCTACATTTATAGCCAGCCCAGAAGAATTTTCCATCCTAAAGGCGACCGAGCCAGGGTTTGTAAGTAATGTCGAAAAGGGCGCAGCAGGAGCCGTTGAATACTTTAAGCCTGTAATCAAGGAGGGAGTTCCCGAGTTATTGCAAACACTTGGAGAAAGTCGTTTTTCTCCAAAACTTGCCGGGACTGTTCTTGAGGCCGGGGCAAGGGGAACGCTTGACCTTGCCACAACCGCAGCTGGCGCGTCCAAATTCATCGAAAAGGCTCCCTACATGGTAGCTGGAGCGCTTGGGTTGCAGGATGACTACAAGTCGTACCTAAACCAAAAGACGATCGACCAGAACTACCAGATGCAGGCGATCGACAAAATTAATCAAGAAAAGCGAGCTCAAGGTAAAAGCATTATTGGGTTGCCAGAGGGAACGTTTGCACCTAAAGCCGCCGAGCTTGGGAGCATGTTTTTAGATCCAACATCTGTTGTGCCATTTATAGGAACTGGAGCCAAAGCGGCAGCCGCAGGCGGAAAAGCACTGAGGGCTGGGACGAGAGTTGCCGGAGGGATTGAGACCGCGGCCAGGGCAACAGGCGGAGCCATTGATCTTGGAGTCGAAAAGGTTGGGCAAGGCATCCAGCGCGTTCTGCCTGGCGTAACTGCGCCGAAGACTGCAGGAGCAATTGCTACAGGAGCGGCCGCAATAGGCATCCCCGGGGCATTCCCAATCGGAGCCAAGGTTGCCGGAGTTAGGGCCGGGGCAGAGATCGCTGAACGAGGAGCCCAGGCAGTGCGAATCGCCGGGGAAGAGGCGATGACAGGACCGTCCAGGATGACCGTCATGGAGCGCGTCGCGAAGAACCAGAAGAATCCTGAGTGGCTTAGAAAGGCTGCGAATACCTCGATCGTATCTTCTCCGATCACGCAAGGGGCCGCGGAACTTGGCCTGGAGACAGGCAAGGGCGCTGTCAAATCTGCGGCCGTCGGCGCAGGGTTGGGCTATGTCGCGTCAGGCGGGGAAGAGGAGGGAATCGGAGGTGGATTGGTTATTGGAGGAGGTCTTGGCGCTATCGGAGGAGCGGTCAAGGGAGTCGCAGCGATCCCGGCAAAGAAGGCGCTCGCAAAGCAGGGTGACGTCAACAGATTGTTTGCAAGGCAGGCGGATCTTGGTCTGGACGTAAACAAGATTGCCGACTATGTCCGCAAGGACAATCGTCCATTCCTGGACGCCGCTACGCTCCAGATGATGGCTCCTGACGTCCAGGTTGAATTCCATGGCCGCGATTCGTTTATGATGCCCGAGAATGCCGGGATTAACGCGGCCGGAGTTGTTAAGGCAGTTCCAGATAAGTCAGGCACGACAAGGCTCCTAGTAAACATGGACGACATGCGGTCCTCCGGAGATACGGTCAAGCATGAGATCATGCATGCCATTATGAAGTCTCCTGCGATTAATAAGGCTGAAGGACGAATGGCAGTAATGTCAGAATATGGTGAAGAGGGCCTGCGCAGATTTGGCAACGAGTACGCCAGGAAACTTTTGGAAGGCGAGCGTCAGGGGCGTGGAGCACCTACTGAGGCAGAAGTCCGGGCAAAGGCAAACGAGCTACGCGAAGGATCTCAGCGGTCCGAGCCTGGGGCCGGGGACCTGGATTGGATCGCAGACGAAGTCCTGGCGGAACAGTTTGTGGGCGAGTTCCGCGGGAAAGACTTGGATTCTCTGCGACGCAAAGCAATTCCAGGAACGAATCTTTTGTCGCTACAGGAAGGCTATTTGGCCCCTGTTGGCAGGCTTTTGAATAAGTTTGGGATCGATACGACAGGACCCAAGCCGACCAATATTGACACACTATTCAAGGACAATCCCCTGGTGCCATCAAAGCAATTGCGTGAGCTCACGACAAGATGGTTCCGGGACCGCGACAAGTATCTTGACGGACTAGAGAAGGCAGAGAAGCAGAAGGACGTGACGCTAGTCCCGGGGCCAGGGAACAGAAACCTGGCGAACAATCCGGCAATCAAGTTTACTCGCAACAGAAAGACCAATCTAGAGGAGAACGATTTTGCGGTCAGGTTTCCGGACGGCACTGTCCGAGCCAAGGACCCGGCATCGATCCTGGCAGTTGACAAGGCCCGGGTAGCGGACGTTGGGCGCCTCTACAATCCGAACGCTGTCCTTGAGCGCGGTAGTCCTGAGTTTGGGGTTAAGATTCAGTCTGATGGCAAGCCATATGTTGGAGGCAATACCCTCCCAGAGGGATTCTTTAATCTCGACAGTTTTAATGATTTTACAAAGGAAGTAGCCAAGGCACTTCAAGATAGTCGCCAGGAGGGTAAGACATATTCTGTCTGGTACCAGAAGATCGGCACAGGCGAGGATGGTAGCTGGGCTCAGTCTGTTAAGCGCGGACTAGGCAACATTAAGGTTGGACAATCCGAAATCGCGTTCCTGGGTTGGCGCCTGTCCAAGGCCGGGAACATCCTGGCCCAGGCAGTGGACATATCTGCTCTGCGCGGTCGCATGCTTGATTTTGCCAGGAGTGGCAAGGGCCGGATCAACGAGGTGTGGGGCGGAGACCTGGCATCTTACGAGAAGGACGTCATGCAGTATCTGGACAACCATGCCAACGAAAGGCCCGGGGAGACAGGGATCGGTATCGATAAGCGCAACGCGATCAACTACCTATTCGGCATCACAAACATTGCCAACAAAAATGCGAATCCCATGTACGCAACCGAAGGGCGCCCCCCGGGGAGCCTGGTCAAATCCTATCGCCTAGACCGTATTGCCAACTCTCGCGATACCGGGCGCACAGGATTCTTTTTCGATTACCAGAGGCAGGTTGCGAATTTGGCGCCTGCGACTGTAGAGCAGAAGCAGTTTGCGCCTGCCAGCCCGGAAGAGGTAAAAGACGAAGAGTTTTGGGTCAGTCAGAGGAATCCGAAGGCAGTCAAGGCGACGGAGAATCCTCTTACCGAGAAGCTGATCATTGGCCTAGACGTTATCCTCAAGGACAAAGAACTAGCTAAAAAACAGGCAGATCTTGTTAAGAAGTATCCTGGCTTTAGTCCAAAGAGTAAAACGACAGAAGGAATCCTTGGGGAATTCGTCGATCACGTTAAGGGGAATCTTTTGTATCTTTACGATTCTTTTAAGCCGGAACTGCGCGAAGAGGCAAAGAAGTGGTACGACGGAGCCAGGAAGATTTCTGAGGAGTGGGCTGGGAAGTACGGCACCAATACCAGGCAGAATGCCGGGGTGCTCGCAGTGCTGTCGCCCCAGAAGGATTGGTTTATGAATGTGTCCCTAGCGGACAGGGTGATCGACATTAATACCAACAAGTCCAAGGAAGTATTTTCTCCGGAAATGTTTAACTGGCTAAAGTCTGATCCCAAAAGAGCGATCCTAGCAAAGGCCGCGAAGAAGAATTTGCTGGGCAAAAGATATGATCAGATCAGCGACACATTTGACAAGGCAGTGTTTTTAAGGGCCTGGGACGAGGTCAATAATTCTAGGTCATTCGACGTTTACAGTCCGAACGGACAGACTCTTGGCAAAAAGCTCAACGACGACGGAAGCGAAGGGAAGGTGGCATGGGGATCGTTCCCACAGATCGAGAAGGGCATTAGCATTCTTGGGAATGGCACAAGGGAAAACATCCACAACCAGCTTGGCGAAGAGCATAAAGTCAGGAACTTCTTCAACAACATTCTCCAGCCAAATTCCAAATTTGGAGACGTCACAATTGATACGCATGCAGTCGCGGCTGGGCTACTCCGGCCCCTGTCAGGTGGGTCTACGGAGGTGCTTCACAATCTTGGCGGAGGACCCTCTTCTAAAATCGTCGGAGCCTCTGGGACCTACGCACTATTTGCTGAGGCTTATAGGAACGCAGCGAAGGAACGAGGAGTGCTTCCGCGGGAGATGCAGAGCATCACCTGGGAGGCGATTCGAGGTCTATTTAAGCCAACGTTCAAGGGTCAGGCCAAGAATAAAACATTTGTCGACGACGTCTGGAAGAGCTATACTAAAGGAAAGGTAAAAATAGATGAAGCAAGAGACACAATCAGCAAATTCGCAGGAGGAATTGAAGACCCTAGCTGGGCAAGACGGAGCGGTCAGGTTCCTGTTGAGGGAGGGACTACCCCTAACGCGGGAGAACTACTTGAGCGTGGCGTGGCCCGACAGGACGGTGACGGACGAACTGGACGCGGAGTTCGAGGCGCAACTGCCAGAAATGTTCAGACTCAAGACCTCGAATCAGCAGTAAAGTCTAGGCTAATTAAAAAACAACTGGAGGCTAAAAAATGACCTCACTCGACGTCGACGTCTCTCCATCTGGAAATGAAACCAGCAGTGTTTTGGGACGCGTCAATAATCGTTCCGCTTCTTGTGACAACTCCTCCGTAGGAACAGTCGGCGTTAATAATCATCCTCCTTTTCAGAATCACACCTCCGTAGGAGCCGGATGCAGTTATGATCATTCCTCTGTTGATGTACCCGGCGTACTCCCCGCCGGAGGTCTGGAGGAGATCCCCGGCGAAACAGTGACCGAGTGACAAGGCGATTAACAATAGGATTTTCTTCATGGCAAACATTCTAACACAGATCCCGGAACTAAGCGCAAGCAGAAATTTCACCCCATTTGGGGCCGGGGAATTTGACAGGCAGAACGCGTCCAGGCCGATGCAGGAGCCACAAAGGGTTGGGTGGACCGATGAGAAGGGGCAACGCCTGGTCGCGATGTCGGATCGCATGCGGTCGGCTGCGTCGATGGATGATATTCGGGCAGAGACAACGCAAAGAGCAATGGAGGACCAAGTGAGTAAAAATATTATGCAGGATCAAAACTTAATGGGGCCGAAGGTCCCGAAGAACGAATACGACTCAGCCCTGGCAACAGTTGACATGGAGGCTAGGAAGGACAAGTCCGGGAACGTCATGGTCTATAATCTCCCTTCTGGAGACATGGGCGGGAGCTACGAGGTCGCCGGGATCAATGACAAGTACCACCCCGCGGCCGCCGAGATGCTGAAGAATCTTCCGGCAGGGGAGCGTAGGGACGCAGCTGCAAGGTACGTCGTAGAATATACCAAGCCTTTCACGTCTAAACTTCCTGAGCCTTACCGACCCTTCTTCCAGGACCTGGCATTCAACCGCGGGGTCGGAGGGGCAACGAAGTTCCTTCAGCGCGCAATCGGGGTGAAGGATGACGGAGCGCTTGGGCCTCAGACGCTCAAGGCCCTGGAAGGACTGAACCCATCAGAGGTAATGAGGAACGTTTCTGTCGAGCAGATGACCTACGAGAGAAGGCTTGCGGAGCAGAACCCGGAACGTAAAAAGTTTCTCAATGGTCTCCAGAATAGAGTCTCGAACAGATATCGACTTTTCGGGAATGCTCCAACCGGGTAATCGTCAGACAGGAGCGGTAGGAGTTGCCAGGGTAATCGCAGGACTCCTCGCTTCCGGGTGGAATGTGTTGACCCCATTTGAGGACAACGCCGGGTACGATATTGTCGCAGAGAAAGACGGAACATTCAAAAGAATCCAGGTTAAGTCGTGTGGATCTCCAAGGTTGCACAGTAGTGGCAGAAGGGGCCCGAGCTACAAGTTCAGCACCGGGCGCGGAGTCGATAAGAGGCAGTACGGCAAGTGCATCGATCTAATATTCCTGGTTGCGCTGGACAAGGATTTGCTTTGGGTATTTGATTCAAGAAAATTAAAAGCAACTTGCACCGCATCTCCAGAAGATTCTATTGCCTGGATGAGTTTGTCGAAGATATAGCAAGTCAAGCTAATTAAAGTTCCCCTAAAATAATATATTGACCTGACTGCCATGTTTCTGGCAGAGTCCGGTGATCTTGAAACAAGGAGGTCACCATGGGCGGAGGGAAAATGTCACGCAACAAGGGGAAACGCGGTGAGCGCGAGGTCTCAAGCCTGCTCAGTGAGGCTGGATGGAAGGCTAGGCGCGCCCAACAATTCTGCGGGTCGCCGGATGGGGGAGCTAGTGATGTACTGGTCGAATCAGAATTCTGGCCCTATCACGTCGAGGTCAAGTACTGCCAACAAACCAAAATTTACGATTGGATGCAACAATCTTCCAACGATTCAAAAACTGGTAAGACGCCTATCGTTTGTCATCGAAGAAATCAAACAGAATGGCACGTCACAATGAAATTTAAGGATTGGATCGATTTAGTGAACAATAGTCTTCCGATTGTGTTGCCAGCAGTCACACACGCAAAAGACATTCACCAGACTTCACCTCAGATAAACCCAAATAAACCATAAAGGAGACATACATATGGCACTAGTACTCAGCGAAAACACAATGAAAGAAAGACCCCTAGTAGAAGCGGGAGCGCATCCTGCAATCTGCTATTCGGTCATTGACATGGGAACCCAAAAGAGCACCTACCAAGGTGAGACGAAGGAGTTGAAGAAGATCCGGATCGCGTTTGAGATATGCGACCAGAACGACGACTTCGAACAAGTAGAGAATGGCAAGGTCACCATCATCAAAAAGCCGTTGGTCTGTTCAGCGGAATTTACCGCGTCGATCGGACCGAAGGCGTCGCTTCGGAAATTCGTTGAAGGCTGGCTGGGATCGGCGCTCAACGCGAAGCAACTCGCCTCGTTCAAAGTGACGGACTTCCTGGGGAAGTCGGCACTACTCAACGTAGTCCACAAGGTTAGCCAAACGTCCGGCAAGACCTACGCTGCGATCGGATCGGCATCAAAATTACCCAAGGGCATGGTCGTTCCTGAGCGCGTAAACAATCTTGTCTCATACGAGATTGAGCAGGGCCAGGGTGGCGAGTTTGTCAACTTGCCCAAGTGGCTCCAGGAAAAAATCCTCCTATCGAAAGAACTCGGTGGGGCCAAGTCGACTGTAGCGACCGACGACGGAGCACCGTTCTAATGGCACTGGAACTCTCTACTCATTCGGAAACACCGACGAGATTAGTGTCCGCGGAATTCTCCGCGCACTGGTACTCGACTGATGGAGAGGCTTACCACACGGTCCCGGACGCGTCAGGATTTGATCGTCCTACGACGCTCCGGGACGTCAGGAAGTTAGCCAAGGAAGGAATTGATTTACTTCCGTCGGTCACTTCGGTGATGAAAGTGAAGGACGCTCCACAACTGAATGCATGGAAAATTTCTCAATGCCTACTCGCAGCCGACGAGCGCCCGAGACTTCCCGGGGAAACCCTGGAAGATTGGGCCTCGGCAGTTGAGGAGTTGAGCAAGGCAGTGACTAAGAAAGCGTCGAACCATGGCACTGCTATGCACGACGTCCAGGAGAGACTGCTACCACTGCTACGCGAAAAGAAGGAGCCTGTATCCGTAAAGGATATTGAGATTCGCGAGGATCTCCTCCCATTCGCGGAGCACATGGTGAAGTGGATCAACTCTGAGGTCATCTCCTCCCATTGGGAAGAGAAGGTGCTGGTCGGTGCTGGATACGCTGGGAAGGCGGACGCGCTGATCGATCACTGCGAGTATGGCACATGCCTAATCGATCTGAAGAACAGATCGTTTGACCCGGAGAAGGTGACAGCATCCAGGCGCCCGGTGTACCCGCACGACGCCATGCAATTGGGGGCCTATAGGAAGGCCCTTGGTAAGGAAGTGCACTGCATGTCGGTGATACTATCGTCCAAGACTCCGTCCGCTCCATACGTTTACAAGTGGAGCGAGCAGGAGTTGGAAGACGGCTGGAGTGCTTTTCAGCACTGTTTAGCATTGTGGTGCTTTGACAAAAAATTCAAACCTAAAGGTGTGGTTTAACAAAAGGAGAAATAAAAATGAAACCAGGGCTATACGCAAACATACATAAGAAGAGGGCCAGGATTAAAGCTGGCTCAAAAGAGAAAATGAGGAAACCCGGATCTAAAGGAGCGCCGACCGCGAAGGCGTTTGAGAGGTCAAAGCTAACAGCAAAGGAGATTGGTTATGGCCGATAGTCCAGCCTGGCAAAGAGCATTGGGCAAGAACCCGGAAGGTGGGCTGAATGAGGCCGGACGTCGTAGCTACAATCGGTCTACAGGCGGGAACCTAAAGGCCCCGGTCAGCAGGAAGCAGGCTGCCCGATCGGAGACCTCGGCTGCGAGGCGCAAATCTTTTTGTGCTCGCATGTCGGGCATGAAGAAGAAGTTGACCTCGGCTAAAACTGCCCGGGACCCTAACAGCAGGATCAATAAAAGCCTGAGAAAGTGGGACTGTTAATATGGAATCAATCATGGAAGCAATCAATTCGCTGGGCACAGCAGTCCGCGAGCTCCAGGAGGGGCTCCCGGTCAAGGATCATACAGAACCAACGATCGAAGACGT